GATGTAATTCTGGATGTAGTAGAGCCGCAGCCGGCCCTTCATCTTGCGATAGCGGCGCAGGCTGTCGAAGAACACAGCCAAGATGGCGTAACCGGCCTTCTTTCGCTGTGCCTCCAACACGCCGGGCTGGTCGCGCTGAACCAGCCCCAGCATCTCGAGGTTGATGCCCGAAGTCTGCGGCATCGAGTTGAACACGAACTCCATCAGCCGGTCGATGCCCTGCGGATAGGCCTTCTGCTCGCGCTCCTGCACCGCGCCAGCGGCGAGCGCACCGCGCTTCATCTCCAGTGCCGAGTCCGGCTTGCCCCAGTCCTCGATGGCCTTGCGCGGGTTGACGAAGGCGTCGGTCTCGTACATCAGCCCGCCCTTGGCGGCGGTGTTGATGATGTGCATGATCTGCACGAAGAATTTGTTGCCCCACATCTGGGGGTCGATCATCGAGCGCACCACGCCGTAGAAGGTGTTGGCGTTGCGGTCGCGCTGGCCGGTGATGGCGTTGAAGGTGAAGGCGTTGGCCTCGATCGGCCCCTTCTCCAGGATCACGTCACCGGCGACGAAGGCCTCGTAATATTTGTTCTGGTCGATCTTGACGGCCTTCGGCGGCCGCATGCCCTGGCTGATGAACATCTCGCCCATCTGCTTCAGCTGCTTCTTGTCGACCGTGATGACGCTGCCGGACATCGGGTCGGCGACGCGCCACGCCGGCTCAGGATCGTACCACTGGATATGCCTGATCCAGGTCCGCTTCTTGTCGGCGTCGCTGTCGCCCTTGGCCGAGGCCTCGTCGCGGTCGTAATCGCTGCGCGGGCCCGTCCAGCCGGTGTCGACCTCGTCGATATTGCCGGGTCCGTCAGTCACCGATGGCAGCTTCTTGCGCCATTTGCTCGGCAGGTCATCCTTATCCCGCCAGCGCGCGCGGATGTTGAAACGGCGGTCGGCGACATTGCGTTTGGTGGCCTTGGGATCGCACCACATCTCCAGCGGGTCGACGCGGTCATCAACCAGGCGCCCTTCCGGGTCCTCGGAATAGTCCATGCGCGTCTCGGTCCAGGCCATGCCGCAGGTGATCACGTCGGAGAACGCGTCGCTCTCCTCGTCCTCGGTGTCGGCCAGCTCGCGCGCCCAGGTGTCGGCGGCGGTAATCAGCTCGTTGACCTGCACGTCGCCCTGCTCGCGCGGCGAATAGCGGGTTTCCTGCCGGTTCAGGATTTCGGCGCCCACGACAGCGTCGACCATCGGCCCGATGCGGTTGAAGGTCACCGGTTGGCGCATCTGGTCGAGCAGCAGGTACTTGTCGTCGCTTGTCCACTGATGTCCCGCGCGGAAATCGTAGCAGAGCCGGGCTTCCTCGCGCCATTTCGACCAGTGATTGCGGGCCGAGCGCTCCATGCGCTTCAGGCGCTTGAGCAGGGCCTCGTCGTCGCCCTTGATGCCGGGGCCGCCTTCGGCTGTGCCGCTGTCGTCGTCGTCCTCGCGCTCAGCCATTAGCGCTTTGTCTTCCGCAAATCACGACAGGGGCGGCAGCCGCAGTCTTCGAAGTTGTGAAGCGAATGATGCGGGCCGAATTCCTTCTGTGTGCGGCGAATGCGGCGCGTCACCAGCTTATTGCGAAGCAACGTCCGCGCCATTTCCTCCTCTAGGTGAAAGCCGGGCCGCGATGCGATAGGCACCAGACGATTGATCGGCATGTCGCGCATGTTCAGCCATGCCTCACCGCATGTGACCGTGCTCATTCAGCTACCTCGGCAACAGAGTATTTGACGGGTTTCGTGATGGTCCAGCTATCGAACTTGCCGGCCGCAGCAAGGGCCGTCTCGACGGTGTCGAAGTCCTCGAATTTCCAGCCCTCATGTGCGCCGTAGTTGGTCCACAGCGTGAACGGCCCTGCAGGCTTCTCTTCCTTCAAGCCGCCCATGCCGACCCCCGCGCCTTCGGCTTCGTATACCGATCCGTCGGCGGCGGCACATATTCGGGCGTGAACCCGCAGGCGCCCGTCATCAGAGCGTCGGCGCCATGGCTCGCCCAGTCGTGCTCCGGCGACTTCTTCCAGGTGCGGCCGGCTTCGTCCCAGCCTTTGCGGTAATGGTCCAGCACCTCAACTCCCTGTTTGCAATGCGTCTCATCAATCCAGCACATGGCGAGGAACGAGCGCGCGGCTTCGATGGCGTCCTGCTTGTTCGGCACCCTGGGCACGACGATAAAATCGAGGCCCAATTCCAGCGCCTTGTCCCTCACGTTCTCGCGGCCGGGCAGTATCCAGCTCGAATTGTCGAGGTCGTGCGGGCCGTAGTGCCGACCGTAGTGCCAGCCGCGCTCCTTGCGCTTCTCCTCCAGCACGCGGGCGTAGAACTCCATGCCCTCGCCGGCATTCTCGTAGTAGTCAACCAGGTGGTGCATCTGCCCCCGGTTCTGGTGAAACCAGATCGAGGTCGAGTCCGTCTTGCCGATGTCCCAGAACGTGTTGACGGCCCTGGCCGTGTCGAGCGGCACCGCGCCCAAGCGGCCCTGGGCCCTGATGTCGCGCATCTGCGAGGCAAAGTAAGCGCCCTGGATGGCCGCCTCGAAGCTGCACTCAAACTCCTGCTGGTACTGGTCCTCGGACATGCTGCGCGCGGCGTCGGCCAGCTCCTCGGCAGGTAGGATGCCCGTCTCGCTGGCCCTGAGCATCGCCCGGAACCAGCGCGGGTCGTCACCGGCAAGCTGCCAGAGGTCATAGAACTCGTTATGGCCCTTCGGCGTGCCGATGAAGCTGGCCCAGCCCTGCCGGTCGGCCAGCATGGGCCTGATGACCTCGCCCCAGACTGAGGGCCGCATGTCGGCGAACTCGTCGAGGATGACGCCATCGAGGTACAGGCCGCGCAGCCTGTCGGGATTGTCGGCGCCATAGAGCCGGATGCGGGCGCCGCCGGGCAGGTCGACACGCAGCTCGGTCTCGTTGGCCGCTGCGCCAAGTTTCAGCGCGTAGTGCTTGACGTATTCCCAGGCGACGTCCTTGGCCTGGCTGTAGAGCGGGGCGACATAGGCAAAGCGCGGCTCGCGCAGCTTGCACTCCAGCGCGCCCTTCATCAGCTTCTGGACGCAGGCCACCGTCTTGCCCGCCCGCCGATGCGCCACTGCGATGGACCAGCGCCGGTCGGTCTCCAGCAGCCCCTGGAACTGCCGCCGGCACTGGATCTCGATTTCCCTAGTCAAAGGTGAGAACAACCCTCGTCTCGATAGGGCCGCCGCCGTCGCCGGTTATGGCTTGCGGCGACTTCCCATAGGCTCGGTCGAGCAACTCTTTGATTGCGGACACTCTTGCCTGCTCACTTCCTGCTTTCTCCGCAAGTCTAGCGAGTTCCTGCAATGCGCGCGGCGCGTAATGCTGCGCCAACGCTTTGATTTCAGCAGTCGATTTGTTTTGTGAACCGGGCTTTCTGCCTGCCCCTGGTCGTGTGCCGCCTGCCGCCGCCATGATTTAATTTGATATTTAATCAGCCGGTCAGGCGGCGCCCTTGGGCTGCTCAGCTGCGGCAAGCCGGTCGGCGAGGCTGCCCACGGCCGTGGTGCGGCGGGTGCCGCTCAGGCTGGCAGAGCCGTCCATCAGCCACTCACGCGCAAGCGGCGGGATGTCGTCCTGCTTGGTCATGAAACGCTGACCGGGGACAGCACCGCCGACGCCCTGCACAACCTGCGCCTCGGTGAGCTGCATCGCCTCAGCCGCCTGCCTTGCCTGCGCCGCGCGTTGCAGCCAGGTCAGCAGGTCGGTGACGTTCGTGAAGCCCCAGCACTCGCAAGCGCCAACGTAGCAGACGAACGAGCCGTCAGCGGCCGGAACGACGCGAAAGCCGACCTTCAGGGCATCCGCGTGGGTGTAGCTTTTCCCTTCCCGGACCTGCCCCTCCATCACGGCTTCTCCGTCTTCGGCTTGATGGTCGGCTGCTCGGTGGGCACTGCCGAGCGCACGCTGCCGGGGCCTGCGGTGCGCGTGATGGGCTCGTTGACCTTGGCCTTGGCCGCCGGCTTGGGCAGGTCGCCTGTGACCGTCAGCGGCACGCCCAGCGCCCGCAGGCTGGTCAGGCGACAGCCCGTCTCGTTGGCCGAGCACTCGGTCAGAAACGCTTGCAGCGCGTCGTTCTCGAACTGGAACGCCTTCAGCGTGTCCTGGCCGGTGTCGACGTTGGTGCTGACGATGGTGACTTCCAGCATCTCAATACCCCGACTGCTTGGGCTTGGACACCGGGCCGACGCCGCCCTTGCCTGCCGGGGGCTTGGGGCCCTTGCTGACGTTGGCGCCCGAGTCGTAGCGCTTGGGCGAACCGCCGCCGCCCTTGACGCTGTCCTGCGTCGAGGAGCTGTGGCTGTGATGCTTGGGCTGTTTCTGCGTCGAGGTCATCGCGTGTTGCTCCTCAGCGAGCCGTTTATCGAGGCCGTGTGTACGGGCCATGTGGGTCTCCGCGCAAAAAGCGGCAATCTAGGATTTATTAT